CAAGAGAGCGCCAGATATCTTCCGCATAGTCCTCTGTCACACTAGCTTTCTTCACATTCCACCAACGTTCAGCTACGAGCTGGAAAGTATTGGTTTTGGCTTCCAGCGAACGGCGAAGTTGTTCTTGCTGATGTTTCTGTGGATCGATTTGTTTCGCCAGGAGAGAGCGAGACTCTGCTCTCTAGTTTCTGGCATCGGCAAGGGTAACTGACGGGTAGGGACCAATGCTCTTCTTTGCTCGTTTCTTGATAGCTAAGCTAATATAGGCAAAATACCAAATTTTACTCCCGCTAGATTTGATCAGTAGCTCAAGGCCATCGCCATCATAGAGAACGTAGTCCGCTTCTTTGGGTTTAGCAGATTCAATTTCCTTAACGGATAGAGTTTTGTCTTGCCATTGCCAGGTTTCGATATATTTAACACTTCAAGAGCAGTACATTTTTACGAGGGGCCTGTAAGGTTCGGATTTAACAAGTTTTCTTCGGGCTTCGCGTGACAAATTCAACACACAAAAAAGCCCGCAGGGCTTGCGCCATGCGGGCTTTTAGGACTTCATCGGATGACTCTGGTGATCACCGATGGAGAATTTGGTGGAGCTGGCGGGAGTTGAACCCGCGTCACAAAGTGCATTTTGTGACTGATTTTAAAGGGTATTTTAATAAAAATTATTTTCACGTGCATTTAAAGTGCATTTTGTCGTCCATCCGACGTCATATTGCTATCTTTGTGTGCGTTGATTTACTGGTGTCTAGCTTAGTTATTCCCTCCCACAACAGTCAGGTGGCTAGATTGCTTTGTGGTGTTTCCGTCATAGTCTTTCAGGTAAGACCCATAGTGCCTGAAAAGCATCTCGGGCCCTTTATGCCCCATCTGCCCGGATAGCCAGTAGAGATTCACACCGACACTGATATGCCTGGTCGCAAATGTGTGTCTGGTTTGATATGGGTTTCTGTATCTGACTCTCCCCCTGCGGAGTGCCGGAACCCAGGCTTTTTTGCGTATTGCCGCCGATCCACTCCATGGCTCCATGGTTTTTGGGTCCTCAAATACGTATTCACTTCGCATATAAGTATATGGGCGCATACCAGCAAGGGACGCAATCGCAACTTCATCCAGCTCGACCTTACGTGTTCCAGCGGCAGTTTTCGTTCCTTTTATTACGCCGATGACACTAGCCTTTTGAACATGGACGGTGTTGCGTACCAAGTCGATATCCTGCCAGCGTAATGCACATAGCTCTGAGCTTCTTAGCCCCGTATGAATCGCGAACTGGAAGAGAAATCGCCACTGATCGTAAATACAAGCCGCAAAAATGGCCTTAGCCTCCTGCGGAGTGAATGGATCAACTACATAGTCGTCTGTCTCCTCATGCGTCTGTTTTGGGCGATAGCGCGAGGCTGTCACTAGCGATACAGGGTTCAATTCTATAAGCCCATCAGTGACCGCTTCATCTAAAGCGCTACGTAAAAAAGAAAGCAGGTTCCTGATGGTTTTCAGCTTGGCATCCTTGTTGCTTATCCACGTCTTCATTACACCTGCTGTCAGCTCAGTTACTGGAAGTGGGTGTAGCGCTGAAAGCGATGTAATGCACTTTTTATAACCATCAATAGTCGAGGGTGATAATTTCCTGTTGCTACATATTGTGATGTATTCATTCAGATATTCGGCAACCGTTTTTGTTTTCTTCACTTCCCCGAAGGTAGCTATCTTCCTAGATTTCGGGAAATAGTCACCGTAAAGGAAGGAGCCCAGTGATATTTTGTTTTGTATCTCCCCCAGAAGCCGCTCAGCGTATTTAATGTTCCTTGGACTAGCCTCCAACCCCGAAAGCGGCTCCCTGCATAGAACTCCCTTAAAAGTGAATGTGAGCTGAATAGTTTTGCCAGTCTGATGCCGACGAATTGTTACACCCCGCGGTAAAGCGGGTCCCGGCTCTTTCTTGCCCATCTGTTTACCTCTTCAAGATCAACCCAGCGTTCCTGTACGCCATCCACTTTTAATACGTGGATACCTACCTGCCAGATTTTCCTTTGTATCCGTTTGTTAATAGCGTCGATCGACTCTCCGGTGTTTTTGCAGTACGTCGATAGGGGTACGCAATCTAGACTCATAAGCTCTCCTTTACCCAACCCGCAGGCACGATGATGCCGCCGGTAACCGGTGCGGGAATAGGGTGGTGTGGTTTAGTGGGTGGGGTTAGTGGCGTTTAAACTTCGCGGCGTGTTCGTGCTTCTCTGCATCTTCGCGGCAGGCTGAATCGCAATAGTGGCCTTTGTCGATCGTGGCCTCACAGTTATAGCACTTGCCGGTGAACGGCTTCGGTCGGGGACGGTTGGCCATGGCTACCTCTAAATGCTGTCTTTCAATCTCTGACGCCTGATCGCCTTGGTCGGCATAATTCATAGTAACTACCTTATTATTTAAAGTTGAGGAATGTGCTTGCCTTTGAAGTTTACTTTTACCTTTCTAGAGGCTGCCCACCACACGTAGTGACGGAAAAGATATCCAAACGCTGGAGCACATCTCGAATTCTGATATCTGATTACCTCACAAAAAAATGCACCATTAGCCACCCATATCTCATAGTCACCTCGCCTGATGGTATAGAGGTCGCTCCCATCGAATGACCCTATTTCCCATTCGCCTCTTTTGATTTGGGATACAGCCCCTCTGGCATTTTTGAAGCGCTGCAAAAGTCTCTTCATAGTGGTTTCCTTTCGACTTCGCCACACAAAAGCACATGCCGGGGCTGGACGTCTGCCATAGCCTCTATCTGATGCTCGCATTGTGTTTCGGTGGGGTAGATTGTTTCAGTGAGGGGAGTTGCCTGGTTACCGGAGATAATGAGGATGACGTATCCGGCGAGTATCATGCGGGTGGCTCCTTACCAGTCAAAATCACACTTGAATTCGTGCTCACATTCAGGGCACGTTATTTCAACATCTTCCCTTTGTTCTAATGGGGCGCCACGCTCGCCGTTCATGAAAGCCTCATCGTCATACTCAGTCAGGTCAATTAGGCATTCGCAGGCAGGGCAGTCAGCAAACAAATTAACTGACCAAGAAGCTATAACCTTTCCCATCACTTCCTCCTGTACGCATCCCACAGAGCAATGCGGAACGCTATTCGTTTAATGAAAGCAGGGTAGTTACCTGCCAGTATGCGAGAGGTTATCTGGGTCATGATTGCTCCAGACCGTTGAGGCGTTTGATTTCGGCGAGACATTCATTCCACCCATCACCTTTACCCTGAAAATAAACATCAGCGGTACAGTCGGCAGTTATTTTCGATTTGTATTTCGGCAGATCAATCACTGGCGCCGGGTTAAAATTGCGTTCAACCTCTTCGACGACTAATACAGTCTCGCCTTTGCTTTCTGTCACGGATGAAACCCGGCCGAAGATTCGATTGCCGGAATCAGCATCGCAGGTACTCACATCTACCGACACCTGTAGACCTTCAAGTTGGTCAGGCTTAATCACCGGTACTGGCGGGGCGGTGTAAACCGGAAATGCATCGCTACCATCACACGACCTTCCCCCTTTGCCCACAACGTCATACCATTCTCTGCAATCGTCCACCGAGGCCATTCCCCGATACCATGCCAGATATGCTATTGGCTCAGCCGTCAGGGATGCGAGGGCTAATTCATAAACATCAGCCATCAGGCTATCGTCTTTTGTTAATACCATTCGAGTCTTTATGAATTCAACCAGCGTCTGACGATGCTCTTCGGTAATTGGTTTCATTTAGTTGTCCCAGTAGCTTATTTCTTCGGCCACATGCCAGTTTGCGTCTTCCTGATCTTCAAAAGGAGGGTCTGTTTTCAGGCGTTCCTCGACAGTCACAGCGGCGTTATATCGACAAAATGACTTCCACTCCCTTCGGCCGTTCTTCCAGCCACGATCCCAACCCAGACGCTTTGTTTCTCTGCGCCACGCTCTATTGGCTAACTGCATTTGTGTTGCCATTATTCAATCTCCCCAACGCGTATGTTGGCGGCCAATGCTTCGATTCTGGATTCAGTGCCCTGCCTTACCCACTCACACAAATAAGTTGCCGACATTTCAACACCCCTCGCCATCCATTCACGGCACCGTGCCGCTTCGCTATCCATAGTTGCCAGCATTTCATCCATCGCCATCACGCCCAGAGAAAACATGTCGTGCTGCTCTTTATCGTGTAGTGGGTCATAGTCCTGTTGCCAGACTTCAAATGATTTACGAAGGTCTAATATCTGTTCACGGGTTATTGGTTTCACTTTACCCTCCAATAAGTAACCCTCCGGATAGGGAGGGTGATGGTATTCAGAATGGTGGCTCATCGTCCATTTGGTGGCCTGATTGTGGCTGACCCCATCCTTGCTGGGTGCCGCTGGACTGCTGACCGCTGTTCTGACCACCCTGATTCCCGCCCGGCCCGCCTTGACGCCCGCCAAGCATCTGCATCATGCCACCGACATTCACGACCACTTCCGTTGTGTAGCGGTCCTGTCCTGACTGGTCCTGCCATTTGCGGGTCTTGAGTTGTCCCTCGATATAAACCTGCGAT